AAACAGAGTTATTCGAGGTTATTCTGTTTTTTCTTTAAACTCACACAAGTCTTCAATAATACAGCTGCCGCATTTAGGCTTGCGTGCTACGCAGGTATAGCGTCCTTTCGGGCTATAACACCTGTTAAAACTGTGTTACTTTGGGTTAGTCAAGATTGTCTGCATCCGGGGTGCTTCTCACGAAACTTCCTCGTTAGGGTTACAATCAGCCAACGCAGGGTGTAATGCAGGGCTTTAATTGGCAACCAGACCCCGGTGCTTAATCCTCCTTGCATTGGGGTCTGTGTATTAGGAGGCAGCGTGCTTTTATCTCAAGACAGAAAGGCCCTTCTCGCAACAGTTGGGGTTGATACTTGGAAAGAGCAAGACGAAATACTTGACCATCCAGCCCGAATAAAGCTTGTTGCGGGCGGGGAACGTGCGGGTAAGAGCTTCATGGGTGCCATCTCGGTCATCAACAGGATTGATGAGTTTGTTGATGGAGATATTGTCTGGTTGGTGGCTGCTGACTACGAGCGCAATCGTGCAGAGTGGAACTACCTGTCGGATATTCTTGGCAGACTTGGCTTTTTGTTTAAGCAAACCAAGCGTATTGACCCCGGTGAGATGGAAGTAGTCTGTGGTACAGCAGAGAACCCCGGTTTATTTAAAATAAAAACAAAGTCTGCTAACGACTATCGAAGCTTGGCTATGGAAGCTCCACGAATGATAGTCACCTGTGAAGCATCACAGATTGATTACGACAGTTTTCTGCGATTGCGTGGGCGTATTGCGGAAAAGCGTGGGTACCTGTTCTTAGAAGGCACTTTCGAGATGTCGCTAGGCTGGTATCCATCTCAATGGGAGACTTGGAAGTTCTTCCATAAAGCTGATAACGCAATTTCTTTTTCTCTGCCGTCATGGACCAACAAGGTTGTCTACCCGGACGGTAGAGATGACGATGAAATCAAGGCACTTGAACGACTTCACTCTGAAAACTGGTTTAACGAGCGAATTGCGGGTAAACCTGCACCTCCGAAAGGGCTTGTTCACAACATATTTGATATTGCTAGGCATGTTTCAGATGAAGTTGTCTATATTCCTAACGAACCAGTGCATCTCTGGATTGACCCCGGCTATTCTCAGGTCACAAAGTCAGCCTACGCTGTTGAAGCAGTACAGATAATCGACGGACAGGTCCGAGTGATAGACGAAGTTTACGAACGCCTTAAGGTCACTGAAGAAATTATTGATATTTGTCAGACCAGACCTTGGTGGCAGGACGTTTCCCACGGTGTTATTGATGTAGCTGCACATAATTTTGGCGAATCAAGACCTGTTGATACATGGCTCGCACAGGCGGGGCTATACATGCAGTCCGAAAGAGTCGGAATTATGGATGGCATCGAAAGATTTAATACCTATCTAAAAGAAAACCCTGTTTCGCGCCAGCCCAGCATTGTTTTCAATAACAATTGCAAGGGCATTATTTCTGAATTGGGGGGCTGCTCCAACCCCTTTGATGACCAGATACACGTTTATACTTGGAGGACTGACAGGGAAGGTAACGTTGTAGGCAAGACACCAAGGGACGCTTTCAATCATGGTGTAAAAGCTATAACCTACGGTCTTGTTGTGAATTTTGGCTTTGCCAGAACCTCGGGGCAGACTAATTTGATTTCTGTGAACAGGTGGTAATGTGGCTAAGATAGATGACCTAGTAAAAAGGCTGGAAGATGTCTGGGAGTCGCCCGGATTTATTACTAGGCGCGCCAGAATGGAAAGCGATTACGGCCTTTACCGAATGAACGCCTATGATGCTGGCGCGGGCTACCAGAGCTACACCTCTAACGCACCCCGAATTTTAGCCGATAAGATTATTTCCTACCTGACCGATGCCAGCATGTCGATTCGGGTAAATATGAGTTCGACTATTGCTGATAGAGAGCCCGGAACTAAAAAAGAAAAGCTAGCAATTGGCTCACTTAACCAAGCTGACGAACGGATGCAGCGATTGGGACAGCCAACGGTTCGTGAACAGCTTGCTTTTCACTGTGTACTTCGTGGCTGGTATGCAGGTCGTGCGCTTTTAAACAAGCGTAAAGACGGAAGTACCTTTGTAGACATCACCCCGTTTGACCCATTGCACTGCATTTATGAAATGGATGATGACGGAGTTGTCTGGTTGGCTCAAAAGACAAGAAGGTCTCCCGCCGGTATTAAATCTAAGTACAAAATTGACGTTGAGCCAGTAATAGAAAAAGATGGCGGCACAGCCGGTACTGATGTTTGGGATTACTACGACCGTGAACAGCACGGAATTATTATTGCTAAAGGCAGGGATGAGTACGAGTGGGGTAAAAAACTTACCAAGCACAACATCAAGGATGTTAACGGAACCTCCTTTGCTCCTGTATTTCTGGGAGCAGTTGGTCCAGCACCTTGGATTCAGTCTGAAACTTCTAGCGATGACACGGCTAGGGACTTTGGTGAGTCTATATTTGCTTCTAACCGCCAGATTTATGATGACCTAAACTTTGCAATGAGTGCGTATAAGACACTTGTTCGGCGCGCTGTAAGGCGACCATACAAAGTTGTCTCTCCTGATGGAACCACCACGTTAGATTCTGACCCGTGGCAGGATGGTTCTGAAGTTCCACTCCCGGCTGGTACTGATATTCAACTCCTTGACGAAGTAACAATGCCAGTAGACGCTCCTGCGTTTGTTGGAATTGTTTCCGGTGAATTACAGCGTGGTGGATTATCAAACGTAAGTTACGGGGAACTTCCTTTTGCTATCTCAGGGTTTGCAGCCAAGGTTTTGCAAGAAGGCTCTTCTCACCAGATTGAGCCAAGAGTAAAAGCAATGACTTCTTGCTACAAGCAGATTACTGAACTAATTACAATGCAGTACGCACTTGGCGGGTTTAAGGCAATAGACGTAACGGGGCGGTATAACGATGTCTCGAATTACTTCAATGAAGAAATTAAGCCAACTGACCTAGAAGACGCAGGGGCAATTGAAATTAAGTTCGGTGTTCGTATGCCTCAAGATGACCCGCAACTAATCACAATGGCGCAGATGATGCGTGAAGGCGACCGGCCCCTTGCGCCAGATGACTGGATTCTGGAAAATATCTTGCAGATTACAGACATCCAGCAATTCAAGAACGCAATTAGTGCTCAGCAAGCTCACGTAACAGAGCCAAAAGCGTTGCTAATCACGCTGATTGAAGGCTTGATGCAAACGGGTGAGCAAGAGAAAGCTCTTATCTACATTGATCTTTTGAGAAAGACATTGAAGCAAGAGAACATGGAAGAGCAAACTCAAGATATGCAATTTGAGCAGCTCAAGCTTCAGGCACAGGCTATGATGGCTGGAGTACCGCCGGGGCAACCGGGGCAACCGGGGCAACCGGGCGCACCCCCACCACCAGAGGGCGGAGGTGGGCAGGGTGGCCCTCCGGGAATATCTAATGATATTCTTTCTTCACAAATGCAGGGGTTTACTAGAGCGGGAGACCCTGCACAAGCACCGCCCGGAACTCCCGGCGGACCGGGTTCTTATAACGGGGTATAAATAATGGCAATCTACACGGTAGAGGTAAAGGGCATTGGCACCTATGACCGTAAGCAGCTTAACAGGACTTACACAATTGAAGCTGCTACCTCAGAAGAGGCAACGCGAGAAGCACAACGCCGTCGCGGGGTAGACCCTCAGCTTAAATTCGTTCCCGCAAGTCAGTTCCGCACCGATATTGTGAACATGACAGATGAGTTTGCGGCGGAAAGAGCACAAGCGCAAGTGCCTTATAAGGGAGACCCTCTGCCCGCTGAAGAACTCAAAAGTGTCCTAGCCGAGATTGATGAGCGTGAGAAGGAAGCATTAGACAAGTCAAAGAATCAGGAAAAAGAAGCAACCGCGCGACTAGATACCTTTCAAAGAACTGAAGGAGAAGAGGCTGCTACTACTACCACAACGCAGTCGTTTGACGAATTTACAAAACAATATGTTGAACCCGGTCGATTCCACGCTGGAAAGCAAGACATCACGAGATTTGGAGGAATTGAATCAGGGGGCGTACCTTCAGCCGTACCTTACTCAAAGGAAATACTTCCGCCATCACCTGACCTTCACGCAGTAACTACAAAGAGAGAAGACGTTGAGGGGCAGCTTAGAGACTTAGAGGGCAACATAAAACCCGGACGCCAATTGGGTCCAATTCCGGAGCAATATCAAACTGAATTATCTCGCCGCCAAGCTTTAGAGCAGCAATCTCCCTTTGCCGTATTTTTAGATGAGCTTGGGAAGGCCGGTCTTGGCGGTCTTCAGGGTGCAGCCGGTCGATTTGCAAAAAGTCAATACCAGCCACTTTATGCTGGCTATCAAGCAGAACAGCTAATGCCCTTAATGGGAGATGAAATTCCTTTTGGGGAAGACCTGAGCATGTATACGGCAGCAGAGCAGATGAACTACCGACAAGCTTTAATGCGACAACAGACTGGAGATTATGAAGAGGGAGAAGCGGGCAAACAACTTAGGATTGAAGACGAAGGTAGTATTGCTCGCTTCAGTCCTACCTTTGGAGAGTATGCTAGGGGCGGACTTGCCGCTGGTGGACGGCAAGCACAGCAAAGAATGGGGCTGCAACTTCAAGCCTTGGCGCAGAAGGAGATGGGAGGGCTGGCTCCCGGCTCTTTTACTTCTAGATTTCTAGCTCCAGAATCACAAGAACAGGCTGCTCAAATGATGGAGATGGCAGGACAGGCACAGGCGGGCAGGTACTCTCCAGTTGCGTTGAGTGCATTGCAACGCTATATGCCAAATGCCTCAGAACTCTGGGCCAACTACCTAAGGAAGTCAACCCCGATGGCTGGAGCGGACGTAACTGCCGCGGAGGGAAGAGGGATGGCTCCCCCAAACTTTGCTCAGTTTGTTGGGCAGCAATACGGACTTTACTAGGAGATAGCTATGGCAATTAATCCAACCTTTGCTGGCTTTCTTGAAGAAGAACCTAGGGCTGCTTTCTTTGGAACGCTCGGGCGAGGAGGCATGCTTGATACACCATCTCGCAGGAAGCAAGCTTCTAGTATTTACGATGAGGCCCTGCAAGGTTTCTACGGGAAGCTTGGCGAACAGGTACTGGGCGGCGGAGCCCCTACTGCAACGTTTACTGATTACCTAAAAGAGTTTCCGTTTACTCAACGCTTTGCCCAGCTAGGCAGACAGTACAACCAAGGTTCACGATTTAGCCCCCGCACCAGATTCCTGTATTACTAATGGTTGTTCACGCTTCTTTTAAAGATTTTATTTCCAGCAGGGAGCAGAAGAACGGCTTCTATTCTCCAGTGGCTGGAAGGCGACAGCAGCTTGCCGGTGTAACGGGTCGTTCGGAAGCTATCTACCAGCCAGACCCTGACCGGCCTTCATTTCAAGAATCTGATGAAGGCAGACAGTATCAAGTTCGGCTAAGAGAAATAGATCAGGAATGGGAACCGAGAGTAAGTGCCAGTGCAGCGGGGCATCCAAGTGGTCGGGCTACCTACGGGGTGCAAAGGCAAAAGGAAGTCGCTGAAGGTAAGGCGTTAGCAGAATTTCGGGCAAAGTACGATGCTAGCCTTAAGCAAGACAAGACTCTGGGAGAAGCTACCTTTACTAATTTAGAGGGAAGGCTCTTCGACCGTGAAAGAGACACGCCTAGTAATTTTATTCTTTCTGACAAGCAAAAGTATGTTTCTGAAAATCAAGGGTTCTTTCCAACCAAAGACGAAGCAGAAGCTGTTTATTTCCAGCAGCTACTTACTAGGAACGGCGAAAGCAGCGCGGCAGTTCCGCCAAATCCAGACGGCACTCCTAACTGGAACGAAAAAGTTAATCAATACAAAAAGCAAGCTTATAAACTGCTTGAACCAATCTCTATAGCACCTTCATCAAACCCTGAAGAAACTAAAGTTCTGGGCTACCAAAAACGTGAGTTAGAAAAACAAACTGGAATGTCTAGGCTTGGAAGCTTTGCTGGAAAAGTATCTAATCCTTTAAACGAAGAGTTCCTGCCTATTGCCACCGCCCAAGTTATAGGTTCCCTGCCCGGATTAGCAGCTAAAGAAACAGGTCTTGCAACTCCAGCCGTAGCCGAGAACATCGAGAAGGTAGGGGCTACCGCAGGAGAGTATCTAGGTTTTGGTCTAGGACCAGTCAGGGTTGCCAGAAGTATGAGGTGGATGGCAGAGGATATAGCCCTGCCATTCCTTGTTGTTCGTGGAACTAGAAGGATAATAAGTAAAAAGTTTGGGCAACAAAATATTAGAAAGGCACTGCAAGTAGATGAGCTAGTAACCAATGCAGCCACAGCCCCGCCCTCTGTAGAATTTACTCAGGCAGAACTACTAGGCATAGGGCAAGACCCCCTTCCTTACGCAAGAAGTACAGTTGGAGGAACGCTTAAAGAAGCAGACAGTGTTTCCTATTCAACTGTAGAAGGCAAGCTTGATGAAGTAATTCTTACTAGGGGTAACGCAACTACCACCTACAAGATCAACACGGTTGATGATTGGTATAACGCAGCAGGAGATGCGACAGGCATGTCCAAAGAATCTGTTGAGCAAGCTAAAAAAGTTAGCACTCCTGTTTTAAAAGCTCTTGCAGATTTTCACGGTGTTTCTCCAGACGATTACATTAAAGCCTTAAATCCTGAAATACGCGCTTTACCAAGGACCATTGATGGTAAAGCCGTGGGCAGAGGCTGGGTTGGCATGACAACTCCCGGTGGGGTAGATGCTGCTCCAAGTATCATGCAGAGTACATTTCGCAAGGTTGCCAGCCTTGTTGAGTTTGTTAAAAAGTCTCCCGGACTTGCAACCAACCAAGCTGACTCTTTTATAACTCTTCAACATGAGTTAGCCCATATTATTCTAGAAGATGTCTTTGCCTATAATCGTCAGTTGGGATTAGTTGACAACGGAAACTTAGCTGACTTATCTAAATCACTTAAAGATCAAATACTTATAAGAGCTGAACTTACCGGGATTCGTCTTAGCCCAGAGCAAGCTACTTTACTGAAATCTTTATCTGTAGAAGAAGTAGGAAAGTTGCTTGCTAGCGAGACTCCAGCGCGCTTGCTGGCAGGACAGCATAAGTACATTGGTACTAAACCGGGAACGGAAAGGTTCGTACGAGATTTGCTTGGTGGTGATTTATCAGCCTTGCTTCACGAAGCCGGGGCAGACCTGTTTGCGAAGTACACACTTGAAGTTGCTACTGGAGCCCGCCCGGTAGCTAATGCAGCAAAAACGGCTGGCAGGTATCTAGAGTCGGCAAGTATTTGGAACTCGGCAGCCAGAGCATTGGCTGAGTCATGGAAAATGTTAAAGATGACTCAGGACCCTCAGGGAATTGCACTTGCTGGAACACTTGGTGAGCAAAAGATAGTAAACAACTTTACTGAAATTCTTGAACAAATTACTGAGTCATCCTTATCTGGTAAAGCTCCTGTTAATAAACTGGATACCAGCCAAGCCAAGGCTCTTGCAGTTGTTTACGCAAAACAGACAGTTGACCCTAGCGACCCCGCAATGATGTTGCTTGCAACGCATTTACATAAAGGCAAGTGGGTAACAGTTCAGCAGCATGGCAGTAAGGTCGAGTTTGATCTTAGTGCTGCCCGCAGTCTTGTTACTGACTCTAGCGTAGTATTCACAAACTTCGGAAAGTCAATAATCCACGAGACTCATTACGAAAGTATTCTGAAGAAAATTACAAAAAACATAGACTTCGATGCATACAGTCACGAAGATACTGAACGGTTAAGGTGGGCCTTAACTTTTACTTCTACAAGTCCCCAGAACAAGCTACTTTCAGTCATGGACGTTGCCCCAGACGTTAGGGGCAGGTTAGAGCTTGTTGACCCGAATATACCCAACATGCAGAAAAGGCTGGACGATTCCGCTTTTGTAAACGAAGCCGGTCAGCCTATTGTTTTCTTCCATGGTGCAGCAGTTGACTTTGATAAAAACTTTGACCATATGCAAACAAATCTTTTTAGCAATGTTATGGGTCCGGCTAATTACGGCACTGATTTTGACCACGCTTCAATGTCATATGCCATTGATCGTTTTCGGGATTCGCCTTCGCAAAGCCCTATGGGTGCTAGGGTTCAGGCATTCCACATTGCTGTACCCGAAGATAAAGTTATGTCTATGGAGTCAGTAGGCTTATACGACCGTATTGGAGCAAGGTTCATTGATGGTGTACTTAGCAATCCCAAACACACCAAGTTCAAAAAGTTTGTTCTAACTACAAGGGCCTTGATAAGTACGAAGAGTCTTTCCAAGCCCACTTACGGTCAATTCCAGTCGCCAGAGCTACTTGCAATGGAGCGAGTTGGGCGCAACCTAGCAAAGAGTGCAGAAAATCTTGACCTTACGGTTGCTAATATTTCAGAGCTATTTGGTGAGCGAGCCCTTCGAGATAGCTATGATTTATTCGGGGAAGAGGTTGAACACATCCTGAGGGCACAATCGGGCTATAAGGCCCCGGAATCCGCTGTAGGACCAGCCCCTTGGGAAGCAGGATATGGCGATGAGAACGACTTTGCAGAAATGCTTAGTTTTTTCCATACGGGGCTAGAGGACCCGGATGGAGTATACGGCAGGATACTTGCAGAAGCTGCCGTAACTACCTCACGTAAACAGGTAGTTATTGAATTAGATAATCTCAGGCAAGCTGGCAAGACTCCTTCACCAGAACAACTTCAAGCCCTTAAAAATCTAGAAAAGCAAGATGAGGCAATTCAAGAGGCCGTACATATACTTGATGCCCGTCTAGAAAAAGACCTCACGTATAAAGATTTACCGGGTCTGGAATTGACGCACCTAGCCCGTGACGTACAAGTATCTGTTAGTTCACCGTATCTATGGC